TGGATTCTGTAACATCTATAGTATCAGTAGCAACTCCCATTCTTACGGCAGGCGTATCAATTTCAATTACAGATTCTATTGTAGCTCCAGAAGCTCCTAGTCCTACACCTTTTATCACAACCGAAGGAGCTTCTGTGTAACCTCTACCAGCAAGAGAAACTTCAGAATTATAAATCTTTCCATCAGAAACATTGATAACTCCAGTAGCAGCAGAACCTCCAGGCAACTGAGGACTTTCTATTGTAATAGATGCTGTCTCATAATTTTCTCCTACCGAAGAAACTCTAAGATCTACAACCTTACCAGAATCTTTAGCAATTGAAACACCAATCGTAGTATTATTTTTAGCATTATATAACTCAACACTTTCTATCGAAAGTGGTTCATTTTGAACAAAAGATGTTCCATTGTGGTTATTAAGAACCAGTGTATAAACTTGTTCTTTGTTTAGTTCAAATGTTGTGCTCGAATCATCACCAACTCTAATATTATTACCATCAAATATTTTATAAATGGGTCCAGAAGCATTAGAGAACTTACCTTTCACATATTCATTCTTTGAAAGAGTTACAGTCTCTTTATCTCCAGTGACATATATTCTTAAATAAGTTTCTGGGGTTAAAGATGTTTGTGTTCCAGGAATAATATACTTTCCAGGTTTTCCAGTATCTACATTAGTTAGATAAGCTCTAATTGGAATATTACTACTCTTTTTATTAAAGAACAAATCTACTGACGTTACAAAAACCCCTTTAGGGAAGTTTTCAATTTTAAATGATTGGGCAAGGGGATTTGGTTTAATTGGATTATCAGTATTGCTATCTACCAACTGAACCCCTTCATTTGCCTTAAAGAAAGCAGCTGCTGTTGATGTAATTGATGCTGGGTTTTCTGGGAGAATACCTGAAGAATAGAATTTAACTTCAGCGTAAGTATCAACAGATGCTGTCGCTTCATCAGTAGAACTTGATGTAAATCTAATTGTCTTCTCTCCAGATATCAATCTTACTTCTTCTTGGGAATCATCATATGATACCGTGTTTACATCTCCAGTCCATTTTGTATTTGGTACTGGTGGTAAACCAGCAGGAATTAAAATGAGACCACTTAGATTGCCATTAGAATCGGTTACAAGAGGCGATCCAAACGTAGATAGAGAATTCCCTGGAATACCAGTGAAACGACTATCAGGGATCGTCCAAGCATCAACAGAGCGACCATCTATAAAGACATATACTTTAGTATTTGGTTTTAATCTATTTACTAGGAACTTAACTGGAGTAGATCTAGCAAATAACTGTAACGATGTAGATATTTTGCTATTATTGATCGTCTTTGTTGAAATACCTTTGCCAACCTCGTTGTTCTGTGGACTTACGTTTGAAGAACTAGAAACTCCAGCTGATTGAACAGTAGAAGCAACATCTTCTGAATTGATATTAGCAAATGATTCAATATTTCCAAACGATTGCTTAGAACCAACCCAGTTAATAATAAATGAATTATGAATACTTGAATAAGCATCTTTAACGTCATTCTTTGCTAAGAAGATCGAATTCAATTTGGTATTTGAATCTACTACTAAAGGAGCAACAGTAGTATCATACCAACTGTCTTGTTGTGGTGTGATTAATGACTCTCCAACGTACTGAATAACTACAAATGGATTTGGATTAATAGTCTTAGTAGCATTATCGTTTCCTAGTAATGGTACATTCTTGTAAGGAAGAGTTACTACACCATTGTTTATAACATAACCAGAGACAGTTCTTTGATCGTTTCTTGTGTTAATTTCTACCAACTGAAGTGAATCTTCATTTGATTGAGGGCGAAGAACAGATTGTTGAGTATCAATAGAACACTTATAATCTACAGATTTTAAATTGCCAACTTTATGTGTTTCAAAATTATCGACAAAAAATCCAGTTTTAAATCTATCTAAACCTATTTCATCCTTTACTTGCATGTTCAATGCTTGCTGCTCAAGAATGCTAAGAGTAGTATAGTACTCTAGTCTTTCTAGACGTTTTTCTAATTTTCCAATGTCCCTCATCGTATATCTACGATTATCGACAGAGACAATTCTCACATCTTTGCTGCTATTTGTAAATGCTGGAATGTGTAAATAGCACAATGCTACAGCATCATCAACTAGATCTGGTTTAGATGGATTGAGAGAAGAATTTCCTTTCTTGAGAATAAAGTCTCCTTTTTTGGTTAAAAATACTCCATCAATTCTATCTAAGTATTGTTTTTCACTGAAAGATGCTGTATATGGTAATTGAGAATCGGATGCTGGAGTTAGAGTTGGAATACCACCATTTCCAATAAATGTAATATAATCTGTGGAATCTAATTGAGAAATAATTGATTTATTTTGAAATCCAGTAATAGTTGTGTTTCCATCAACTTTTGGTCTAAAATCAACCGAATCTCTAAGAGAAATAACACCGTTTACAGTTGAGTTGAATAGTGGAATTTCATTTGCTGGCACACCTGCTTCGTGAACATATGAATCTACAGTACAATAATCGCCAATGGAATGTTCGAAGTAATCGAATGCTACAACTAATTGTCCAGCTGGAGCATCAAATCCAGGTTTTAGAATAATTCTTGATACATCGTAGAAAGTATCTCTTTGACCATCGTCAAAATTAAACTTATAAGTTACATCAGTTCCACTAACTAGATTACCAGAAGGATCTACTGTTGGAGGATTTGTTGACGTACCTTCGTAGATATATTTTAATTTATAAACATCGGAATATGAAAAAGTTTCCAAAATATCAGAATCATAATCTTGACCTCTAATTGGAATAACTTTATCTCCACTCGATACAATAATTACTCTCTTATTCTTAATTGCTGTCTTTAATCTTGGTCTTGATTTATCAATTTCTACCGTAGCAGTTAGTTTCAGTTTGGGATACACTGGAGTAGAATCTCCTGGTGGATTGCCAAAATAATCTGTTGGTAGATTCTTGAACCTTAATGCCCCCGCCGTTACTTCATTAGCACTAATTACAGATTCTTCAACTTCTACATAACGTGGATCGATGTATACTATATCTCCATTCTCGATATTAGACATATTTCCTTTGTCTAATACAGTGATAATAAAGTTTTGCTCATTGAAAGGTACAAACTTTTGAGTACCAACTGGAAGTTGAGCAGTAAATGTTAGGTTGCCACCACTAGAAGAAAGATCAGTTACAAAATCTTTTCTTACATAGTACTTGAACTTTGTTTCACTACTGTCACTAACAAGAGAAGCAACTTGCTTACTTCCTGTTGGGAATACTAATGTTGATGAAGTATTTTCTACTTTAGGACGTAAACGAATTACAGTGGCGTTAACAACATTATTCGTTAACGAATAATCTAGATAAATTCTAGATTTATTAACACCTTCTGGAGATGTTACTGATTGTACTACCTGCTTAATTACATTATTATCAACATCAGTGAATTGAATAATATCTCCTTGAATTAAGATGCCAGAAAGATCTGCTCCAAATCCATTACATTCGATATATTTTCTTCCTTGGTATCCAAAGAAAGAAAACTCACTTACTTGAGAATATTCGGCGTATAATGTTGTATTTAAATTGATATCTGCCGTAAATTTGTAATTATTGTATGTTGACGAAATTGACTTGATATTCTGTGGTGTGTAGGTAAGTACAGTATCTTTGAATAATACTGGAGTTACTATCGCTTCATTTGATACTGATGTTGGTCCGTTTGTAAAAGTTACTGATGGTGGAGTAGAATAAACAGTTTGAACAGCTGACCTATTCTTAACTCTTACAATTGCTACAGTTCCGCCATACTCAACAATTTCAATTTTCGATTGATCAAACTCCGTTCCATTTAATACTATTCTTGAATCATCTGTATATCCACTACCTCTTTTGTTTACAACAAAGTGAGATATAGTATTTTCTTTGGCAATCTTAATGGCGTTATCATCTTCATCGATGATAGTTTCTCCAGGAATAAATTGACCAGCAAGAGTTGTAATAAAGAGAGTAGAGTTATTACTGAAATTTTCTGTAGTATCATTTTCAATGACACCATATGCTTTACTATCTCTTCCCGTGATGTATTTGCCAGTTAGGAATGTGCCAGATTCAATATTTCTTTCTAATTTTAATCTAGTAAAAAATACTGGATTGAAATATGTAAATCCAAAAGTGGCACTATATGGAGAGTTTGTGCCAGTTCTTCCTTTAGAAAGGATAATATCACTATCAGGATTAAATCCTAATGGTCTGTCGATAAATTTAAAATTCTTTGGCTTTGCTACACCCACAATTGGAGAAATTACATCATTGTAATCCACCACAATAGCATATGGAGTTCCATTGGATTTTAATGTAGCTTCATTTAGATAAAGGTATCTGAAGAATCCTGCTTCGCCAGTATCGTATTCTCTTAGATAAAAATCTAAAGAAGATTTTTGACCAATAACAGTAAGTTCGATATAAGTTGCTTGTAATGAGGGATTAATTTCAACCCTATTGACAATTGATTTGCCAATTACAGTTGCTTTGCTTCCACTTACAGTATTGGTTCCTCTTGTTGTAGTATACCAAATTTCATCTGGCAATTGTGATAATTCAGTTGGCATCTCTTGAATAACAGATGCGTAAATAGTTTTTATACCTTGTCCTAAAGTATAAACTTCAGATCTTCTGTTTGTAGTTTTTTTGAGAGTATTATTGTCATCTAAACTAGATGATCCAATAGTGCCATCATTGAATACAGAGTTCAAAGTGACCGTTGGGTAACCAGTCAATTCGTCCCCGACAGTGTTTAAAGGAACTGATCCGTAAACGTTTGTAATTTTAAACTCTGGAAGACCTTTTGTTTTAATGGTAACATTATCTCGGGAAAGAGTATCTCTACCTTTTTCCACAACTAGAGATTTTGTTTCTTTATTTACAATTTCGTATCCTTTAACATATGCTTTACCAGAACTTACACTTAGAACCATTCTGCCGTCGGCTTCTACGATAGAAAGTCCATTAACAGTGTTTGACGAAGAATCTAATCCATAAATTCCATTATTATTATTTCTTTGATAGTATTCTCTTACATCAAATGTGAATTCATTTACTACATAATCTCCAGATTCATCATAAGTTCTTCTAGCAAGAGTATCTTCTAATAAAGTGTAATCAGCGGATCTTAACTGCTTTTCAATTACTCCTTTATTAATTTGGAGAAGTTGAATAAAATTTTTATCGGTAGAGGCGTTATAATCGAAATATTTTAATTCTAGATCAATTTTTAATCTATGTGCTCCAGGAGCTGATGAATTCGAATATCCTCTGGCATTATCATATAGTGATGGATCTTCTTCTGGAGTTACTACTTCTTCTTTAATTGTAAATCCGACTTTAGCAGATGCCTTATCGTAATATTTGTCAATAACTACTAATTGCTTTCTATTTCTTACAAAAAATCCATTTACAAAATATACACCTTCTTGTACATCAACCGCAGTAGAATATCCCATTGCTGGACTTGGTAAAGATTCTACCTTTCCAGAAATGGGATCTTTGACATTGATACTAGTTGGCAATACACTACCATCAGTACCAACTACGAGTAAAGGAGTATTTACGCCATCAATTACTTCTAGTGTTTCACCTTGGCGGAAATTCTTTTCGTTGTTGGCGTTTCCACTTGTAGTATATTTTACAAAAATTGTATCCGCTTCGGTATCAGAACCATAATCAGCAGATAGAACTTTTCCTATAACTCCTGAGTTTAAACCACGAAGATCAAACCCAATAAGTTGTTTAATATCGTATTTCTTGTATACGATTTGATTGTTTTCACTAATAGCTACTTCAGAAACAGAAGACAATTTAACGTAGTCTAGTTTTGAATTTAGTCCAACCTCTCCAGGAATTACTTGTTGTCCCTGTTTAAAGTTGAACCTACCATAACTTTCTACTTGATTCTGAAGGATCGATTGGAGGGAGGTTAACTCCCTCGTTTGAATCGAATATCCAGGTCTAAAAAGAACTTTGTAGAAATTCTGATTAGGATCAAAATCATCATAATATGGTGCTACATTAAGATTTGTCTTCTGTGGCATCGTACTCCGCCATTATACTAGTATCTCGTAGTATTATTTAGACGGGTAAAATCTAAATCAGAACTCAATAACTAGTTTGATATCTTCAATCTGGTCAGAAGCACGAGTAATTAGTCTTCTGTTCTCTACGTAGATAAGTTCGCCAGAATTTGGGTGAATTTCTGGTGAGGCAAGACCAGCGACAAAAGTAGCACCATTTAGAACAGCATTTGTGCCAGTGCTAACATTACCTTCGGCAAGTGAATTTGCTCCAGCAATCTTATTAGCACCATTGCTTTCAAATGGTCTTACAACACCATTGTCAGTGTGTAGAGAAGGAGACTGAATATACTTCAGAACGCCAGCGGTAGTTGAACCAGAATCTAGAGTCCATGATA